TATTTATCAACATGTAATCGCCGGAGCTTAGACTGGCGGGAGTTGCATATACATAAGTCCACCTACCAGGAGAAGGGTTTGTCAAGGATAGTAATGTCCAATTGGTCGCAACCATAGTAAATTGCGCACACGGCGTACCAGTATCAAATAGAACCTTTGATTGACCATCCCACAATCTCATTCCATATCTCGAGGTTGCTTTAGACTCATACGCCGCCAAGAAATACGTCCCTGGAGCATTGGCCGGATGCGCATTGGAAAACCCTGTCCAGTTTCCAGGTGTCCCAAGAATCCTCACATATTGAAATGAAGACGCGTTATCCGGCCTGACAAAAATAAGCGGCGGCTCCTGAGAGGTAATTGGTGTCGGAAAAAATGCTCCGGCGTTATACCTCGCAGAAAACAAAATAACCAACCTAGAAAACTCGGAGTCCAAAGTAACCACATTCGATGCATTGGTAAACTTTAGGCCATACATCATCTATACCTCATAACCAATAGTCTTTGCGTCCCCACTCCGAAAGCCGTTGACGTGGGCATAACTCTGTTTGCAAACCAAACAACAACACCGCCCTGAACCACCTGCGCATCAAACTGCGAGTTCCTAGCATCCTGCCCGCTGGGATCGCCAGTAAAAGATAGATTGGGTACACACACCGCCGTGTAGTTATCCGGATTAACTTCAGGAATGCTGATAAGAACACTCCTAGTCACATTGGGCCTCTCAACCTCTCTAGTTACTAGAGCGGAATAAATAACCCTAACAGTAAAGGAGTTTTCATCAAGCTCCAGGTTCCCAGTAGATCCCCAAATCCTAATCCCTGTTGTCATTCGCTTAGGTCTCCTATCTGAACTCTCTTAACGCCATTCACATCCCAGAAGCGCAGAGACCTATTCGTCATCATTGAGCGACCTTGCCCAGGAACCACACCATTGATTTCAAACGTGCCATCAAAGAAAAGCTTCCACCCACTGACTCCTGCAACGTAATTGTTCGACTGTATGTAGTTACCAATCTTTGCGTTTGTAATCGTGCCGTCCTGAATAAAAGCAGACTTGATGTAGGTCTCCGTACCGTTCACGGCGAATGGCACACTAGACCCTGCTGCGCCGAGTGCACCGTTGTATATTGCAAATTGATCGGCCTGGATAACGAAGCGCGAGATAGCACTACCGTTCACACCTGACTCGATACCAAAACCGATACCAGCCGAGTATGGAATGCCGTTTACATCCAGTTTGTAACGGAGCGAGTACGTGCCGCTGACCTTCCCGTCAACGCTCTGATTGATACTTGCCTGCTGCTGGAACTGCTGTGTATGGCCACCTACGGTGGTTTGCAGGTTCTGAGTTGCTGTCGCGTTTGCTCCAGTCGAATCGGTCAGTGTTTGAAGCTTTGTCTGAACGGCGGAGCTGTTGCTGTTGAAATCGGTACGCAGAGTGCCAATGGACTGAGCGTTTGTTTTCGTGGCGTCTGATACAACGGCGATCTGCTCACTTACTGATGCCTTGTTACTCTCAAAATCTGTACGCAAAACCGAGGTCTGCGCAGCTTGAGCAGTCTGGCCGCTCACTAACGCTGTAGTGGTCTGCTCGTAGGTCGCGTAGTTTTTGTTTACCTGGGCCTCGACAGTTTGAGTGAACTTAGCCTGGGCGTAGTCGCCATCGGTAACGGCAGACTGAATGGACCACACGCCTGCATAGCCCTGAGTGCCGCCAGCCAGGTCATTATCAGAACCAGCCATAGGGGCGTTTATTTCAGCGTAAACGCCGTCAATCCGCTCAGTTTGCGCGGTCAACTTGTTATCAACGTTGGTTACTCGCTGATTCACTTGGGTGACATTATTTGCCGTAGCCGCCAGGCCAGTTACCGGGTCATTTACCTTTGTCTGGAGCTGGCTAAGCTGGTCCTGAGTGGCAATCACCTTTCCGTCGACTACCGTGATTTTCTGGTCAAGGTTATCAACCCGTATTGCTAACGCGTTGGCATCAGTGAGGATGTCACCAACGTCTTTCCAGTTTGGGCTGGGCGGCTGGGAGCCACTGTTAGCCGCCAGGGCTTGGTACAGCTTGTTTCCCTGACGAACGATGTCACCCTTGGCGTAGGCCTTCGCGGCGTCCCACAAGAGCGCGTCCACATATGGCTTGATTTGCGCCTCAAGATCCTTTCTTAACTGCGCATTTCGAGCGTTCACGGACCCCGGGCCATTGCCGTCGATCAGGTTGATGCGTCCGTTGAGCGCTGGAGCCAGCGATGATTCGTCGATCTGCCCCTTGATCTGCTCAAGGATTGGCCCCGCATCCGAACTGGATTGGCCCATCACGCCATTAACCACTGGAAAGAACGGCCCGATGTTGCCGGAACGGTCCACCAGGCGCGCCCAGAAGAACAGCTTGGCGCCCGCCTGCAGCTGTTGCATACGATAGCCGGCCTGCGGATAAGCCAGGTCGGCCAGCTTGCTTGCAGCGGGTAGGCTGTTTGCCGGGCCATACCACAGCTCGGTGCGCTGGGTATCCTCGGCACCAGGTGGAAAACCCCACTTGATGCTGATGCCGAACAACTCGCTGGTGGTGGTCAGGAACGACACCGCCGGGGGTAGGCCGACCTTGCCTTGCAGATTGGTCAGGTTGGAGCTCTTCCAAATCGATGAGATCTCGAAGGCGCTCACCGAACGCACCCGCGCAAGGTAGGCGCCCGAGTAGATGCCAGTGACGTCGACGCTGGTCGAGCCGGTGCGCTGTACCTTGATCCAGTTGCCGTTATCCTTACGCCACTCAACGTCATAGGCGACGGCACCAGCAACAGCGGGCCACGAAATGTTCATGGTGCTGATGGCCAGGCCTTGGTCGATCGATACGTTCGATGTAACTGTGACGCTTGCAGGTGCCGGAACAACGGTGATAGGAATCACGCTGATAGGGCGTTCTTCCAAGCGTGCGCCGGTGTCAATGCTGGCGAACTTAGTTGGCTCGTACTGTAGGGCGCTGATGTCGTAATCGCCGTCTGGCGTCCGTGCAGTCCTCATCACTCTATATAGAGGGATTGCCAGGTCGTCAGCGTCGATTGCCCACTGAAGCTGTGCAGCTGGTGCCTCGCTGTAGGCAATGGTCACGGTTACGTTGCGACCGCTCACGCTTTCCACGGTGCGGCCTTCTGCACGACCACCGGGAAGGTTGATCACAAGTCGGTCGCCCGCCTTTGCGAGGGTGTCACGGTCCAGAGTGATGACCTTTCCCACAGCTGCTGCGATACGCCCGCCGATCTCCCGCCCAGCCAGCAGCGAGTCAGCCACGGGGATGATAAAGCCGGGCAGAGGGATACGACCTTCCATACCGGTTTTGAAGCTTATGGTGCGGTCCTGGTTATTGCTCAGCACCAGCCATTTAGCGCGCCGCTGGGCCTCAGATGCCCGGGTGCAGCCGATTGCACTGATTTCCGTCGGCTTGTCGCCCAGGCGGCGCTGTAGCGGCAGATCTGAATAGACCGTGACGTCGGTGTCGTAGTTGTTCAGTGGGTTGTCGTAGCTGACGAGGCAGCGCGTGAAACGTGTTTTGGCCGATGCACTGCCATATGAGATTTTGCCGTCGATGACGTTGGAGCGAGTGAAGACGTAGTCGATGTCCTGGGAGCGAGGCATATCAGCCTGCATAACCAGCTGGCCCTGAGCCCAGTACGTCATGCCGCGGTAGATACCAGCGATGTCCCGCAGTAAAGACCAGGCATCGGCCTTGCCCTGCAGGTTCATGTCGCACAGGAAGCGCGGCTCAACGCCGTCGGAACCGTTCGGCACCATCTGGTCGCAGTACTGGGCGATGCGGTACAGCTCCCACTTGTCCACCATCCACGGCTTGATGCGGCGGCCCAGTCCGAAACGGTCCTGGGTGCAGATGCCATAGGTGACCCATGCAGGATTGTTCGTCCAGGCCTCTTTCATGGTGCCATCCCAGGCGCCGGTATATGTCCGGGCTACGGGGTCGTAGTTGCTTGGAACCTGCCAGCGGCGCGCCTTGCACTTCACTGTGACGGCCGGAATGTTGGTAAACTGCTCGGCGTCGAACTCGACGAATAGGAGTGCAGTGTTGGGGTAGCGAAGCTTTGCGTCGATCACCTGGGTGTAGCCGGCGATAAAGAGGCTATCTGCGATCTTGTCGGTGTTCTGGTTTGGGGTGATGCGGCGAACACGGATCAGCCAGCCACTGGTGGCCAGAGGTAGATCAATGCGCAAGGAGCGCTCGTAGCGAGTAGTGGTCTTGCCGGTTATGGCTCCTACCAACACTTCCTGATAGGCCCCGCCATCAGTGGCCACGTCGACCGCGTACTGGATGCTGTAACCACCAATTTTCCCTTCCGCGTCCTGGCTCGCCAGTCGCGGCGTGGCCAGGCGTATACGTGCTGCAGAAAGCTGAAGTTTGGTCAGCGACTGAACCCAAGGGGTGCCACTGCGCAGCTCGATATTTAGCGACGTTTCATTGTCGACAGACGGAATGCCCGGGATGTAGGTCTGCTCAACGGAGCCAGGGCGCCAGTCCCACTTCACGTTGGTGAAATTGTAATTGCCACTGGCGTCCTGAATCGGCGTGTTGTCGAGGAAGATGTCGCGCGCGGTGGGCGTGCCGTCGAATTCGCCTTCGCCCACGGCGATCAGTATTTTGGCCACGTTGGTGGAGCGCAGGCTGTCGGGCGCCTCTACTGGCGACTTAGGCTTGCTCTCGCCACCTTTGGCACCGTGAACATCCAGCTTCTGTGCTGCGCCCATGCTTTCCTCCAGGCAATAAAAAACCGCCTCTTGGGCGGCCTGTTCGCTGCGTTGCGTTTATGTCTTGTCCTCGGCATAGATCGATGCCGAGATGATTGCCCCGCCCCACCGCCGCTCACCAATACAGACGGGGACAGGGTTGCCGCTTGCTGTGGTGTTCTTCGCGCTGCCGAACGCGTAGCTCGGCTGATTCTCGGGCGATGCGCTTTGCTTCAAACCGGCGGCTTGCGGGCTGAGCATCTGGACAACACCGCCAGCCACAAGCGCGATGCCCGTAGCAAGCGTCGAGCCGCCGGTGACATACGAAGCCGCGATTAACACGACACCAA